GCGTCATAAGCACTTGAACCTTTGTAACCAACTGTGAAATAGTTAGTTGCAGCGGATGGTGCATATGGGTCAACAAAGACTTTAAATCGACCATTAAGAGTTCCAACCATAGTTGAACCTGTGTCGTCTGGATCAAAAGCATTTCCAGAAGGTGCTCCGGACAGCTGTCCTGCCATTGCTAATGCGGATGCTACATCTGAAGAAGTAATGAGAACATTACCTTTTCCTCTGCGAGTATCTTTAGCAATTGCATTTGCTTCACGTTCAATTTGGAACATCAAACCTTTGAACTTCTCTACTGACCAACGTCCGTTGGAGTCTGTATCGAGGTCAAAAGTTCCCGCGGATGTAGTATTATGAGCTGCACCAGTTTTTGCATTGGTGTAGATAGTTCTCATAACTTCGCGGTTAATTTCTGCAAGAATTTCACTTGACAGAATGTTCGATAATTCAGTTTCTGCATCCAAACCATGAACAGCCTTGAGGTCTTGAGCGAGTTCTGTAGTATACTCGGCTTTCAGAGCTCTTGACATCGCAGTTACAGTCACTTTATCGATGGCAAATGCCATTTCAGATATAGTAACATCTGCTTCTTGTTCTGCTGTGGTTTGTCCAGTACCAGTAGTCATACTGGCGTCTGCTGGGTTGCTGTTAGCGGAATGTGTTCCTTTACCACTAAAGCTAGTGTCGGCTTCAACAGAGTCAGCTGCTTCTACACCGGCCTGAGATGTGATGTGAGACTTCATAGCGAAGATCAGTCCGGTAGGACCAGTCATCGGTTGAACTCCACAAACATCATAGGCGATGAGATTAGGCATAGCTCTACGAACCAACGAAATTAAGACAGGATCAACGGTATCAATATTACCGCCGGTCTTGTTAGCGTGTGCCGCCTCTGCCATGAACATACCTCCACCTTCTTGCTGAGATTGCTCACGCAATGCAGTTTCTTGGTTTTCCAAGAGAACTGCTGTCAAAGCCTTACGGTAGTTGTCTTTGATCTTAGGTAGATCATCATGTTCTAGAACAGGACCCCACTTTTTCTGAAGGTCTTCAGCTAGGTACATTTTTTTCTCCTATAGGGTTATATAAATTAAGAATTATAGCGACGAATCGCTGATGTATAATGTTTCATACTTTCATCAAGTCTTTCCTGAGATTCTTCTTCAGGGACTTCTATGTTTTCATCAGTTTCAGTAATTTCTGAGGTCACCGCTTCTGATTTCGGAAAATAACTTTCCTTAAGAACATTCAATTTTTCAATGTATTGCTCCGTGTTCTCAAATTCAATACCTTCAGCCAACTTAGAGATTTTTTCCGAATCTGTATCGGCTAAATCTTTAGTTGCTGATTTAAGGGCATCTTCTTTTTTGAACTGGGCCAATTCTTTTTGGAGTTCTACTCCACGATTAATTTCTTCATCTAAAGAGGTTTCAAGGTCTTCAACTTTTGTGAATAAGTCGTCAACCATGTCAACTTTCTCTTCAGGAATGTCAATGTAATGCTCGGAGAAGAGGGTCTTGAGTCCAGACATGAAATCTTCAACCAATTCGGCACGAATACCTCTTTCGATTGCGATCTCATTTTCTTTCATCCACTCTTCTACAACGTATGTCAAATAACCATCAACTTTTTCTGTAAGGTCTTTTTGGAAAGTTTCGTTTTCTTTTACTTTCTCTCCATCAAGTTCTTCCAGTCTGGAATTAAGTTCATCGACAACTTTTGCATGTACAGCAGCTTCGAAAATAGTCGAGGCTTTTTGTTTGAATTCATCAGAAAGTCCTTCTTCATTTGCCATCAAGGCATTAACATCATCTTCGACATTAACTGGTGCAATTTCTTCAGGACTAACTGCTGGAGTGCGAACTTCTTCTTTAACTTCTTCCTCTTCAATTTCTTCAAGAGAAGTTGAAGCCATAATTTGTTCGTATTTACCTGCCAAATCAGATTTTAACATTCCATTGACTTGATCATAAATGTTTTTCAACATTTGATTCTTAGTTCCAGGAATCTTAACTGAATCGCTGATTCCGCCTTTTGCACGTGATTTTGCCATTTTCTTGGCACGTGCTTTATCAACTTTATAACCAGGCTTAGAACGCTTCTTTTTAGATTTTGCGATAGCTTTCTTACCAGCGGATGATTTGCGATATTTTGCAGCGGCTGCTTTGGCTTTAGATGACATTTTCTTTTCAGCAACGGGCTCTTCTTCCTCCTCGTCACTTTCTTCTTCAGGCGCTTCTTCTTCGCCTTCTTCTTTTTTAACAGAAGCTTTAGAAGATT